GTCAATGAACTCTTGTAACTCTTCAACTTCGTTGTCATCTTCAATGCCTTCAATTTCTGTATCACCCCAGCAACCTCCATCAAACATATCGATCATTTCTGAACTGATAATGTTGTTAGCTTCGCATGAATACATATCTAAGCTGTCAGTTTTACCATCACCGCCAGGTACTTGAACAAACTCAAACTCTGGAAAATTATCGTCGTCAGTTTCTACCCTGAATGTACAAAAACGATATCCATCTTTAACTGTGATTCGTCCTGTGCCGTTGCGTTGAACATAGTGTTCATGCTGTTCGCATGATTTTTTATAGTGTGTTTTAACAATCCAAAATGCCATAATATTACCTCGGTGCAAACTCTTGTTGCAGTTTAATGTTATCAAAGAATTCTTTCTTTGTATGAGGATCATCTTTGAACGTACCTTTGAGCACTGTAGTCTGTGTAAGACTAGAGTGTGCCATAATGCCACGATTCTCACAGCAGCCATGCACTGCTTGAACGTAGACTGCTACGTTCTCTGACTCTGTTGCTTTTGAGATTTCCCTAGCAATGTCATTACAAAGTTCCTCCTGGAGAGTACCTCTACGGGCACACCACTGAGCGATCCTCGTATACTTGCTAAGTCCGATGAGTTTCTGAGCCGCAATAATACCAATATAAGCAACGCCACTAACGGGTTGATGATGATGGCTACACATACTGCGAAGCTCGCTACGAACAACAAGCATACCTTCGTAACGGTCCGCTGAATCATTTGGAAACGCTGTTGCATCCGGTGCTGGTTCATATCTTCCTGCCATTATTTCGTTGAAGTACATTTTTGCAAGACGTCTCGCTGTACCATGCGAGTTGGGATCAGTCTCACGATCAATAAGCAAAGAATCTAGCACTTGCTCAAATGCTTCTGTTGCTTCGTCGATTAATTCTGGCAATACATTATCGTCAACATAGTCGCTAATATTGTCTCCTGCCCAGAAACGTTTGTTGTCGCTACGCATTCTATTACGAATTACTTGCGACAGGTTTTTACTTGTATCCATTATAATTTCTCCGAGTTATTGTCGTGGATGACTGTTGTACATTGTACTATATTATTTAGGTTTTTGCAACCTAAGTAGCGTATTTTTCTTAACTGCTTCTTTCAAAACATTTAAGTGAATGTCTATTGTGTTTGCGTAATACAATAAGGCACTAGTATCTTTTGGAAAACACATGCCTCCAAATCCATATTGGCCATCCGGCCCTGGTACTTGTGTATGACTGATGCCAATTCTATTGTCCATAGAAATCATTCGACGTACCTTATTCCAATTATATCCGTTATGCTCTGCAATAGCTGCCAACTCATTCATAAACACTACTTTAGTAGATAAGAAACTATTAATAGCATATTTTACCAAACTGGCTTCTCCGATAGAACAGTGAACAATATCAGCTTGAGCTTTAGTATATCGAATGATACGTTCAGCTTCATGCTGATATGCTAATACATTACCGCCTATAATAGCCCAGTTTTCTTTTGCATAATCTGCACTGGCATTGGCAGCAGTTAAAAACTCCGGAATGTGTACTAAGTTAGGATACTGATTACCTAATCGTTCATATACGTCGGGTGTTGCAGTTACTTTACTGATAATAACCCCTTTGTAGTCTTTAAGATTAGCTAATACACTTTCTAGGATATCTGTGTTACAAGATCCATCAAGACTTTGCGGACTAGGAACGCAGACAAAGATGCCCTCAGCATCCATTATTTCTTTGTAAGTTCCGATATATCCTTTTGACGGATCATTGTCGATACATATTCTTTCAAATCCAGCGTAGTGTTCTCGAATAGCTTCGCCTACAAATCCTAAGCCTATAAATCCAAGTTTAGGCATATCAATATCTAATGTCATCATACAGTTATAATATCTTTCTTATGTTGCATTCTCTGTTTTCTGCATTCCTCTTTTACTTTAGGAGGAATATCAGGATGCCACTCAGCCATTCCACAATCGTAGATTCTACCCTCAGGAAAAGGAATAAGAAAAAGCAACAGTACCCAAATTACTGTTGCCGCAAATGCGCCCAGTGCATATTTCATTGCAATGTTCTTTTTCCTTGACCGTTAATATTGTCTAAGCCAGTTATTAATTTTTCAGCAAATTCTGGGTCTTCTTCAGTTAACTCGTCAAGATCAAGAGCTTTAGCGTTTTCAAATAATTCTCCAGATTCTGCCATTCTCTGAATTTCAGACATAAGTTCATTAAGTTCTTCTTGAGTGCCTTCAAAACTATCGAAACAGCCAGGTGCAAAGATAATTTCAGGAGTTTTCTTTTCGTCAGTCATAAGTGCCTTTTACACGTTCAAACGTTTTATATTTTTCCAAAGCATTGATATAATCATCAAACTTTTTCTTTAAGCTAGGATACTTAGCTTCTAGTGTAACATCTCTTTCTGGAATTGCCAAGACTTTTTCAATTGTTTTTAGCCGTTCTTCTAAGTCTTGTCCGTTAAGCACCATTTTACCTTTAACTTCTAGCGTAGCAGGGTCCCCGCTTACCTTCATTATTCCGTCGCCTATGGTATAGTTAGGTGACGTAGCCCAAGTAGTGCCGTTTGATCCGCTCGTTAAAAATTGTCCAGCTGTACCACTGGTAGTATATGTATAATTAGTTGATGGGTTTACGACTTTGTAGGTATTGGTCATTGTGTATCCATTTATTCTTTACGAGAAATCCCCACTCTCGTTTTTGAGGACCTGGCATAAACAGTGTCCAACATTCTACGTTAGGATCTAACTCAATCCTGTGATAACTATTAGCACTACAAATACGAAAATAACCAGGAGCTCTCCACACTGCAATCTCGCCAATTTTTTCGCTTTTGTTGTTAAATTGAGGAAGCCATTCATAATATCCGCCTTTTAGTATTAGAGTAGCGTAAGGCCATGGATGATCATGCACATCATCGGGATCTGATTTAAGGAACTTGTGCAAAAAGATATTAAAGGGGAAGTGCTTTCTATCTTTAAGAAACAGGTAATAACGTTCGAGGTAAGGCTCATTTGATTCTCTATCTAATACAATTCGTTTTCTGCCTAGTCTTTCCATTAACTGAAAAAACTTATTTTTCATCTTTTGGATTATCATAATCATCCTTTACAAGTGTATATACAGTTTGAAAGTTACGCAGTGCAATTTCTAATCCGGGATATTTTTTACACATGTCCTGCACACGTTGCCAATCTGGAAACGAATCAATCCATTCTTCTGCATCACCCCAGTTAAACTGATAATCAGTGTTAAGCGTAATAGTATCGTTTATTGAATAAGATGATCCTACAGCACCACCGCTTGTCAGTGTTATAGTATTCATACTATTCATACTATTCATCGATGATGCTGTAGTATACGATCCTATTCCACTGTATGTAGGAATAGTAATATCTCCTACTACAACATCATCTGATAATATTATAGTAACATCATTAAACAAATCGTTTGATGAGGTTGGTTGCTGAGAAGAATTGCTCATGTAATGATTCCACTTGTTTTTGTATTTGCGGCAATCTAGTAAAATGCCATTTCACTGTAGCTGAGTCTATCAGGCACCATAGGAATAGCATCTACAATAGCACCTTCATACCAGCTAATACCTAATGTTTCTTGCAAGTTAGCACTAAACACCATTTTAGCTTCACCTAACAGTGTATGATACTCATGCTTAGTAAGTTGTTTATCTTGACAAACAACAAACTCGTATTGTGGCAGATGTTTAGCTAAGTCTCTAAAAATTTCAACTTGCTTCTCTGGAGCAATACGGTGCGGAAACAAGATCATGTCTCGTTTCTTCATGCCTTTATAAGGTGCAAGAGTATCTTGCATATATTCCATAGGCCAGCCTGTACGCACAACTTTGTTGCCAAAATATGCTAAGTTCTCGTCACTAAACAAGTTCTTAAAGAACATGTCAATGTGAAAATCTGTAGCAAAGTAGTTATGATCAAACGCATGATAAAAACTCTTCTCAGCGTGTCTAACCCAAGGCTTGTCTCCTACTAGTCGTCCTAAAAAGTCTTGAGGATCATAACTGCCAGCATGCCATAAGCCGTGTGTAACGACTGGAATGCCCAGCAGTTCGCTCATGTACTTGAGATTGATGATGCCAGGATGCCAAGCATCAGTAAATATGAAGTGATCATTGGCGCAAATGCTTCCGTTGCAAAATAAGCGACCGATCTGCTCCACCTGTGCTGACTTATATATGTTGGTACCACCAAAATTAAGGAAAGCGCCAGGAGTAGTGGCAGAAGGAATATCTTCAGGGCCAGAAATAACTTGAACATTGTGTCCTGCTTTCTTAAGTAGATCAGGTACATGAATCTTCCATTGACCCGTGTACCTTGATTCCACCGCCTCTAAGTCGACGATGTAGATCATATTAACGC